CTTTCGGCAACCGGATCAGTTGTTCCGTCTCCTACAATCATTTCACCGTCCCCTAGTACCGCCATTGCAGTAATTGCACCAGTTCCAGATCCTAGTAAAACTCCACCATCAGTTAAAGTAGAAGCTCCAGTACCACCGTCAGCTACCGGTACATCTGTGCCACCTGCACGATAAATAATATTACCTTCTATATTAACATCACCAGAAGAAGCTCTTGTAAGTGTAGTATCTGAAGCATGTCCTAATTCTATTCCTGTAAATTGCGGACTATCAGAAGTTTGTACGTCTTGATCCATTGCATACAGCTCATTAGCTCCTTGACCTGTATTTACAGATGCAAATGTTACTGCATCAGTAGTCTCTACATCTTGGTTCATAGCGTATAATTCATTCGCTCCTTGACCAGTGTTAAGAGTAGCTGCTGCTATTGCCCCAGTAGTTGTTATAGTATTATCATCCATATCAAGAGGCTTATTCATATTCCATTTAGTACCTGAATGTGAATAAGTAAATGTAGCGTTTGCTCCGCTAACATGAAGTCCTGATCCGTCTGCATCTGAAGAGCTACTTGAACCAGATGCTACTGATATAAGTTTATCTTCTACTAATAAATTAGCAGTATTTAATGTAGTATTAGTTCCTGATACAGTTAAATCTCCTGCTATGACTACTGTAGTTCCACCAGCACCGATAGTAAGAGTATTAGAACCTATGCCATCTAAGATAGTTTTATCTCCTGATGTCATATCTATATCAGTTAAACCAGTTAAAGTAGTATCAGTACCGTTAAGTGCGATAGATGAATCTCCTATAGTTACTGTATTATTGGTTATGCTTGCTCCGTCTACTTGAGCTGAAGCACTGAAAAGAGTATTACCTAATTCTGTTTCTGCAGTAGATATTCTACTGGCTAAAGAAGAACTAGCTGCTGTAAATGATCCAGATATATCAGATGCTAATTGAGCTGAGCTCGTTACTAAGGTTTTTGCGTTGATATTGCCGATACCTAAAGCATTCGTAGTAATATCACTTTTATTTGTATCTATTCTGCTAGCTAAAGAAGAACTTGTTGATGTGAACGAACCGCTTATTTGAGATGCTATTTGAGCAGAGCTCGATAGTAAAGTATTTCCTAATTCAGTTTCTGCAGTGGATATTCTGCTTGCTAGAGAAGAAGATGTTGAGGTAAAAGAGCCACTAATATCTGATGCTATTTGAGCTGAACTTGATAGTAAAGTATTTCCTAATTCACTTTCAGCTGTTGATATTCTACTGGCTAATGAAGAGCTTGTAGAAGTAAAAGAACCGCTGATATCTGACGCTATCTGTGCTGAACTTGATACTAAAGTGTTGCCTAATTCTGTTTCTGCTGTAGATATTCTACTTGCTAAAGAGGAAGATGTAGCAGTAAATGAACCACTAATATCTGATCCTATCTGCGCCGAACTTGATACTATATTAGTTCCGGCTAAATTTATTCCAGTAACTGTTACTGAATCCCCGGATGCTGGTTGAATTGTATTTACTTTTAATATACTCATATCCTAAAATGTTTCTACTTTTACTATTGATGTGGCCGGTATTGTAAATGTTACGCCTGAGTTGACCTGCATAGGTCCATATATAGAAGTATAGTTACCTGCTGTTGCTGAAGTATCTTCAGACATACTAATAGGATTAGAGTTACCTAAACCCCCTGCAGTTATTCCTGTTAGAGCTGAGCCGTCTCCCTTAAAAGCAGATGCTGTGACGGCATTTATAACGTTAAGATTACTTAAAACGGCATCAGAACCGCTTGTTATGATTTTTTTCCAGTTCGGCATTTTACTTTATATTATGGTTGGTAACTCAATAGAGCCCACTTCCTGTCAAGGCCAATAATTCTTTTATATAAATATAAAGCTTTTTTTAATAAGAACCAAATATAAGAGATACTTTAAATTTACTTCTTCAATCCCGATAATTTAGTAAATACGTTATAAAACATCTCAAACTCAACTCCTTTATAGTTTGCTTGTCTTAACTTAGTAAGAACAAAATCTATTTCTTGTTCAGTTAAAGTTTCGTTTGCTATTTTCTTATCTACTAAATTTTTTTTAGCATCGGTTCCTGTAATAACTTTTCCTTTTGATATTAGTGCCATTAATCTTTTGAATATTTCCAACTATTATGTAATCAAAGGGGGAACTAGCCCCCTATATTCCTTAAACTAACTATACGTAGATGTATGCGTTACTAGCATCTACTTTTATGTTACCTCTTTTTGCGACTTTAGCTCCATCCCCATCATGAGAATCTTCAGTATCTACTACTAAAGCTACGTAAGCGTTTGGTACAACTGCTGTAGAATTCCATGAAACAGATCCTGTAGCATAAGCTAATCTATCTTTGGCAACGTCATAGAAAAATGCTGCTCCTGAATTTCCACTTGAACCTGATGAGAATACCAATCCTTGATCACCTGTTCCTGAACCGGAATGTAATAGAATAAATTGATCTTCTACGTTTAGGTTAGTAGTCTGTAATGAAGTAGTAGTACCTTGTACTGTTAAGTCTCCTGTAACCGTTGCGTTTCCACTTACTGTTAATCCAGCAAATGTTGGACTATCTCCAGTCTGTAATCCGGTATCAGCATTAGTTGTATTACCGTTAGATACTATTCTTACAGTACCTTGAGATGGTGAACTAAGTACTGAGGCTGATATAATACCGTCTGGTGCACTAATAGTAATAGTATTGGCAGTTACTGCTGTACTAATAGTATTATCACCTGATATAGTAAATGTTTCTCCTCCGTCTATAGCATTAGATGTACCTGAATCAGCATCGATAGTAAATGATGTAGATATAGCAACTGTTGAAGCTGAGGTTATCCTACCTTGAGCATCTACAATAAATCTAGGAATAGCTGTAGTAGTACCGTAAGTACCTGCAGAAACTGCTGTATCAGCTAATTTAGCTGCTGTTACTTGATCATCTGCTATATGTGCTGTATCGATTGCCCCGTCGACTAAATGTTCGCTATCGATAGAATCGTCTGCAATTTTAGCACCATTGACTGAATCATTACCTAAATGAGAATTTAGTACTCCTCCTGCTGCTATCCCAACTCCGTTAGAATCTAAATTAAGAGAAGATCCTGATCTATCTATAGAAAGAGCAGATCCACCTCCTCCAGTTAATCCGTTACCAGCAGCAGCTGTAGCTATTCTTACTGTACCTGAATTAGCTTCTAAACCTGTTCCTGCTAAAGGAGTAGCTAGTTGAGAAATATTAGCTCTACCTTCAGTACCAGAATCTGATACTATAATTTTATCTCCTGTAGCTAATGTTGCACTAGTAAGATCTGAGCCAAAAGCATCTATATCTAATGTAGTTGCAGCGATACCTGTTAAACTTGATCCGTCGCCTTGATAAGAACCTGAAAAGCTTCCGGAGTGTTTTAATCCAGTTGCTCCTGTAGTAGCGACTATATTTCCTGAACCGTTGACAGCAGTGGTAGTAAGGTTACCTGAGTTACCGGTTACCAGACCAGAACTTAATGCATCAACTTGCAAATTGGCTAGATTCGCGGTAGATCCAGAAACGATCACCTTTTTCCATGTTGCCATAATATTTTCTTTTTAAATTTAGTTTAAGTCGTTTTATATAAATATAACATTTTTTTCTTATCCATCTGTGCCTACATAGAAACTGCCTGATAGATCAGCATACAGTCCTCCAAGTACGGCTGATGGTGCAGATGATTGAGTTGTAAATATTACAACCCCTTCATTATTTATCTTAAAAAGTTCACGAGAACCAGAAAATAATGTAAAGTTTTTATTACTACCGAGCTCTATAGATAACGAACCTGTAATATTAATATCGTTACTGGTTGCATACATCGAACCAGTTTGTTGGAATAAATTTAAGTTTACTACTCCATTAGTAAAGTGAGTAGATCCTGTATTAATATTTACTCCTCCGGTAACTCCTATACCTAATCCTGGGTCTACTTCTAGTATAGCATTACCGCTTGAAGCTCCTCCAGTTAGCCCATCACCAGCTAGTACAGCAGTTATATCTCCTGATCCTCCTCCACCTCCTCCAGCAGAAGGAAAATTAAATTCTGCAAAAGATGCTGAGTTTGAGAATCCACTGTATCCAGGAGTTGAAAAAGCTATAAATTTACTACAAAGGTAAGTTTTAGCTTCTGATCTTACGTAGATAACTTGACCATCCTTAAGACGAGACTCATCTAAAGCCCTCATAGTAGAACCAGAATCTACTGTAGTCCATCCTCCTTGGACATACTCTACAGCAGTGAATGCTCCTGAGTCTCCTGATCTTACGTAAATATCTCCTGCAGTAGTTGGCATAGTTTATTTTTATGGTGCTGACGCTGAGTCTGGCATTAAGAAATATCTTGAGTTATTAGTATTTTTTCCTTCTGCAAAAACCATCCCCCAAGTATCTGATCCTTCAGTTGTATTCTCTACTGGGAAGTAATATACCCCGGAAGCAACCGTACCTGGAATGGAAGCGTCTTTTGCATATAAATAGAATTCTTTAGCAGTTCCTGTACTATCTGGAGGTACTCCATCGTACATAGTTTTAGGTTTACCGAATTGATTACTTGCGCTAGGGAATACTACTACTACATGCTGTGAACCTCCTGAGCTAAAGTTAAAATATCCAAGAGTTGATACTCCTGCAGTACCTGTATCTGATAATGTACTTAATGATTTAGATGCTAGTAAAGTTACATTAGCTGCTGCTCCATAAGAAGAAGTGAATGTACTACCGATAGAGCCACTAATTAAGTGAGCTATTAAAGAACCAGAATATATGTCTACTCCATCTCCTCCTGTATCTCCTGCTGAACCAAAAAATTGAGCTTCAGATGCTGGATTAGCTGACCATTTTACTCCGTAGCCATATACTAATCCTTTTTGAGATACTATAGTTAAACTTCTATTATAACTTGCACTTTCGTTAAAATTATCTACTATAGAAGCACTATAGTTATAAGTTCCTGCCGCTAGCGTACTTGCTGCTTGTATTTGATAAGACGATGAATTAGCATTTTGAGGAACAGCCTTGAATGAAGAAGCATTAGTTCCTCCCAAAGACATTGAAAACGGAGTATCACTTTCATCATCAGTTATTGATACTGATACTAAATTAGTACTAGTAGATACTGATGCAGTTAAATTAGCATTTTGATTACTAAATGAAGCTGCAGGTGAACTATTAGCAGTGACATTTACTGTTACATTACCTGTACCTATATTATCGTATTGGTCTCTATAAGTTATAGTAGAGGTGTAAGTATTACCTGAACCTGAAGATGAGCCGCTTACGTTTTGTCCTATCGTTAAGTTACCACTATTATTAACCACAATAGCAGCATTAGAAGAAGTAAATGATTGAACTGCTGCAGAATTATATTGAGGTGAATAAGTAACTCCTAAATCTGCTTGAGTACCAGTTCTACCGTTAGAGTTAGTAACTATATTTGATCCACTTAAAGCTGATTCTATAATATAGAAAGTTCCATTAGTAGTTAAACTTCCTGTTGGAGCTTGGTTTATACTAAAACTAACCGGAGCGTTAGTAGTATCAAAACTTCCTGTATCAGATATAGAAGAAGTAAATTGATAATTTCCTGCTGCTAGATTAGCGCTAGCTGTTATTAAAAATGTAGTTCCTGATCTATTAGATCCTAAATTAGCTGAACCTGTAAAAGTAAATGAACTATAATCAATAGCATCACCATCAGGATCAGAGAATGAAATAGTATATAATGTATTACCTGTTCTAGCTCCATTAGTATTCAAGTTAGCTGTAGTAGGAGTAGATGTTACACTAGGTGCTGAATTATTAGTTACGGTTACTGTGAAAGTATTTTTAGTTGTAGTACCAAAAGCATTTGAAGCAGTTACTGAAGCATTTATAGTTTCTCCTCCGTCATTCGAACCAGATATATTAGAAGATAAAGTTACATATCCTGAACTGTTAATTGCAAATTTACCTGATGGATTTACAGCCCAAGTAACAGATTGACCATTAGTAACTGTAAACCTAGCAGCTGTTCCAGCAATTCCACTTGCTGCAGTAGTTACACTTGCTCCATTTAAAGCTGATTCTATTATATAAAAAGTACCGTTAGAAGTTATACTTGGAGCTACATCATCAGCTATTGTTAATGTTACAGCTGCTGAAGCTGAAGTAGTATTATAAGGATCAGTTACTGATGCGCTATAGATATAACTGTTAATTAAATCAGAGTTTATATTTTGAGAAGATTTCCTAGTAATTTGCCCTGCAGAGCTCATTTGAAAAGGATCTTCATGTGGATCATTTATACTGGTACCTGAGTAAGTACCTATCGATACTGGAGTGCTATCTATTTTTAATCCTGCTAATGTAAAATTTCTATAAGTTATAGTATCTCCTTCTGAATCAGTAGCAGTTATTTGTTTAGTACTATCCCCGTCGTTAGAATCTTCGCTAAATCCTGTGATAGTTTGATTATTGATAGTAGGATTTACGTTATTAGTTACATTTATAGTAATAGGAAGTTTAGTAATTGAATCTACATCTCCGTTTCCAAAGTGTTCATCAGAAGCACTTATGCTAAATGAGTAGGAAGAAGTTGTTTCATAATCTAAAGATGCAGTAGCTTGAGCTATTGATACATAAGTTGATGACTTAGTTATAGTAAAATGATTACCTGGTATAGAACTTGACTGAATAGTAATAGCATCAGATTCAGCATCAGTAAAGTATATTTTAGTTACTTCTCCTGTAGAAGCATTTTCGTTTCTATTAGCACTAAAAGAAGTTATAATACTACCTCCGGTAGACGTTTCTCTAAATACTGGAGCTTGATTAGGTACTACTCTAATGTATATAGTTTTATTTGTAGTAGCGTTAAATGTATCTGTTGCTGATACTATAATAGGATGAGCTAAAACATCATCTCCTCTATTAGCTGTATTAAAAGATGCTGTAGCTAAAGCGTTTAACGTTAATTGACCACTTCCTGATACTCTAAACTTATCTGCAGTATAAGCTGAGCTAGTACCAAAAGTTAAAGATTGTCCTTCTGGATCACTCCCCGCTAAAGTTACAACAGCTGATCCTGAAGCGGTAAACTCAGCTACTGTTTGATTACCAGTAGTTATAGAGGGACTAGTATTAGGAAAAAATATAGCATCTAAAAATTCAGTTACACTTCCTGAAGTTCCTGCATTAAAAGAAGAAGTAAAGAAGCCAGGTAAATGTACTTGAGATATCACTCTATTAGCATTATAAGTTATATCACTAAATCCTGAAGCTGCTGCAGAAGCTGATATTTGAGCTGAACTTGATATAGTACCTGTGGGTACTGAGGTAAGATAAGAACTACTAGCTGCATTTAATGATGTAATACTTGTACTAGCCGATCCTGTGAAAGTATTTAGAGCTGAAAGACTAGTGTTTGCTGATCCAGTAAAAGTATTTAAAGCAGTAATACTAGTATTTGCTGATCCAGTAAAAGTATTCAAGGCTGTAATCCTTGTATTAGCTGAGCCTGTGAATGTATTTAAAGCAGAAATATCCGTAACTTGATCAGAACTAAATCCTAATGCTGCAGCTGAAGCAGAAGTTAATATATTTACAAATGCTGAACTTGAATATACTTGAACATCGTTAGAAGATGTATTAAATATTATGTCTCCTGATTGTAAAGTAAGAGAACCAGTAGCACTATTAGCAAAAGAAGGTAATCTTAATACTCCTCCTTGAATTTGTATAGCATTTGATGCACTTAACTTTAAAGTACTGCCTGCTATTAAGGTAGGAGTACCTCCTGTAGCAGACCTAAACTGAGTTGCTGTAACAGAACCGGTTACTATTTGATTACCCACAAAAGTATTAGAACCAGTTGTGGCTAAACCGCTAGTATCTCCTCCAGAAGATGTTACAAACCCAAAAGCATCTATTTGAGCTGAACTACTTATGGTTCCAGCTGGTATTGAAGTAATATAAGATGAAGTTGCTGCTTGTAATGAGTTTAATCTACTATTTGCTGAACCTGTAAAGACATTCAATTGACTTACATCACCTGATGAAGTAACGAATCCTAAAGAATCTATTTGATTTGAGCTACTAACTATACCAGAAGGTATATTAGTTAAATCAGTATAACTAGAAACACCTGATGAAGTAATAAACCCTAACGATGCTATTTGAACTGAAGAGGAAACAGTACCTGCAGGTGCAGAAGTTAAGTAAGATGATGTTGCTGCTTGTAACGAACTAAGTCTACTTAAGGTAGAGCCTGTGAATGTATTAGTAGATCCTGAAAATGTATTAAGTGGTAATAAAGAACTAGCACCAGATGAACCAGCTTCTAAAGTAGCAATCCTAGTATTTATACTTGAACCGTTAAGAATTATATCTGAACCGCTTACAAGTAGACCGCCAGTAATAGCTAGAGCATTACTCTGTGGATTTAACTGTATGTTACCTGAATCGTTACTAAATATTAAGGAACCAGATAATTCTGTTATGAAATTAGTCATTTTCTACTTTATTTTCTTTAGCTCAAACTTTCGTTTATAAATATCGCTACTATAAACTCCTTTCAGTCTCAGCTCCAAATTTAACAGCAGATTTAGAATAAAATTTCTTAGAATTATAAGCTTGTGCATTTATAGTATCTGTTATTATATGACCAAGTAAGTTTATAGTAAACTCAGTTTTATTAATTCGTTCATTTCCTTGCACAACTTCAGTAACAGTAGAATAAGTATCAATCATAGCTCTAAATCTAAACTTATTAGGGTCGCCCCAGTAAGAATCTGAGGCAAAATTAATACCTTCTATTAATTTATTGTTTTGTTCTAGATAATCGGTAAATATTATACATGAATAAGTAATATTAACATAGTCAGGTATAGTAACAGCGTAATATTCTTCTTCAGGTATTCTGTTATTTACTAATGCAAACCTATCATATACGTTTTGCTTGCTAAAAGTTTTACTAAATATACCAAAATTATGAGGATAATTAGCATCTAACTTGTTTCCTAAGTTTCTATTCTTTTCTAAAGTATCTCTCCTAAATAATATTATAGGAGCTTGCATTTTACCATTTTTATCTCTGTAGAATCCGTCTTTTTGAACAGCAGACCATCTTTCTGGTGAGCCATATACTAGTGGTACGTTAATTATTTTACCGTTTTGTTTAACTTGAGGTCTTAATACTTCATTAAAGTAGTAGTATATAGCTTCATCTATATCTTTTATACCTACTTTAAAGTTCTTTATTTCATCATTATCTCTTCTTATTTGGTTTTCTCTATTTTTATCAGTATTCAAACCGCTCTTTGAGGCTATTTCACGCCCACTTTCAGGATTTTTATATGTAGATATAGTATCCTGGGATAATTTTTCTTGATCTTTCGGTAAATTAGGTTTTGCTGCCATATTATCTTACTTCTGCTATTCCAACTCTGTCTGCTCTTGTTAAATGGCAATCTACTATAATAGATATTGAAGATCCAAACCTAGAACCATACGAAGTAAGGTTGTAACTCTTGTCTCTACCGTAGAATAACTGGTTTTCTCTAACGGTATCTACTTCATAATAGTCTTCATGCCACATTAATATATCTCCTACTTCAGGAACGACGTTTACATCAACTAAATCGGGTCTAAGGAAAGCAAATGATGCTTCTCTATTAAGATCTGGACCGAAATCCTGCATATCTACTACTTGGTCCCCTCTAGTTATCAAACAATTGAGTTTTACAGGTGTATTATAGGATTTTTCCAATGATTCACCGTAAATATTAATGTTTATTTCGTCCAAAGCAATTTTATAATATAAAATTTCCTGTTCTACAATATCTTTTAGTAGTTCTCGGTTTATATTAACCAGTAAGTCGAAATCTCTGTTAGATCCAAATAGCATATTAGTATTCTCCAGGAGTTTTCATACGTTCCACAGATTTCGAAGCTACATTGAAGGTATTAATCTCCATATACTTCGATAAAGCATTCTTTTTTAACGATTCGAATGCAGTTGCTGCAGTTTTTTGAGTTATAATCTTTACTTTAAAGATATATTTATTGGTTGCATCGTCAGAATTAGCAATAGTACAGGTAGTTACACCTGGAAGCGCTCTTATTAAGTCTGCAAGTACGGATGGACTAGCATCTCTACTAGTTACTTGTACCATAGCCCTGTAAGGAGTATAATTTGCTTCAGATAATATAATTTTTGATAACTTCATTAGCCAATGTATATAGTATAAGGTATATCTGATAATGTTTTGCGTAAATTTTCACTTTCTGACGCTTTTCTTTCTAATTGAGCTTGTCTAGATGTCTGTTCTAACATCTCTTTTAGCTCCCCCAGTAAGTTTTCTTTTTCTGATCTAGCATCTGCTAATAAGTCAGCTTGGTTTAGAGTAGCTTCAGAACCAGGAACCGGTACTGTTTGATACTTTCCTCTAATATATGCTAGTAATTCTTTAGATAATGCTAAAGTATATCTAAATATCCACTGTCTTCCTATACTATTAATATGAGAATAAACTGGATTAGTATAAGGTACCTCTGCAACGTTAGTAACTAAACTTTTATCACTAGTATGACTAACGCTTCTTTTATCATTTACCTTATAGTATTCGAATCTTAAACTACCAGCTTTCTTAGGAACTGGGAATAGTTTAAGTTGGTTATTTACTAACTCAAATGAATAAGCTGATCTTCTTATTTGATCGTTAAACTCTATAGCTTGTACTTTTAATATATCAAATGAAGCAGGCATTAGTAAGAAGTTAACTCCAGGACTAAATGATCCGAAGTCAAATGCATCCATTAATGATTGAATACCTGTTCCTGTACCTGCATAAGGATCAAAGTACCTTAATATAGCAGGAGGAGCTTCGTAGAATATCTTTCTTATTTCAATACTACCTGTAATACCTTCATCTTCAGCCCATTGATTTAAATCATAATCTTGAACATTCTTAACAGTAGTTAGTGACCCAGTATACCTTGTAGTATACCCTCCTACTTCAGCTTCAGTACCATAATTTTTACTTACTTCTACTAATCTTTGTAGAGAAGGATCTAATAGTGTATTATTTATACTACTTCCGGTAGAAATACCTTCTATACTTAAATAATTTTCTCTTACTTTATATTGAAATACTTCGTTTCCGTATGTAGTAGTAGCTTCTTCAAAGCAAGCAAAGAAAGATCCGTCTTGAAGTTCTACATCCATTAAGGGGTACCCTAATCGAGTTCCGCAAAATTTAGCTACCTTTTCTGCATCAGCTTGGAATTCAGTATCAGTATCGTAAAATCCAAAAGGAGTAGAGCCTGTTGCAAAAGTTGCACTACCATCCCATATAGTTACATTAGCCATCTAATAGAGTTTTTTATAAATAGCAAAAAAAAAGAGGGCCGAAGCCCTCTCTTTATTAACATTCTAGGTTAATCTTAAATCTGAGATAAGTCTGAGATAAAGATTCTTCCGTAGAATTCAGGTCTGATCATTTTCTTAGCGTAACGAGTCATTAAACCTTTTCTAGGAGTGAAGGTTTCAGGATCGTACACAAGAGGTGTCATTAATAATGGAACATAAGGAGCATATACTGCACCAGTTTCTAAGAATTGAGATCCTCTAAATCCTAACAAGATTGTATTTTCAGTCATATAAGGATTCTTATATACTTTAAATCTGTTAGCAAGAGATCCAACTCTCTGTACGCCCATATTGTACTCAGCTTGATCGCCATCAGTTGAAGCTGCATATCCTGGAATAGATTCTAGGATTGTAGAAACGTTTGGAGAACATACTAAGAAGTTTGCACCACCTCTTAAAGTCTTCTGATGGATCTTGTTAGATACTTTTTGGATTTTAGTACCAAGAGTTTGGAACCATTGTCCTTGAGTATTGTAGAAATCAGAAGTTGAAGTAGACCAAGATGTACCGTCCCAAATTTTATTGTTTTCGGCAGACCATCTTTCAGTAGTTCTTGCTTCAAGAATTAACATATCAAGAATCTCTAGATCGATTTCCATTGAAATGTACTCACTTAATAGTGAAGTCAATTCAGCTTCTGCATCGATAGAGTGATATGCGTTAAGATCTTGAGCAAATTCTGGAGTCCATTGTGCCTTTAACTTTCTTGTCTTAGCCACAATTGCTTCAGATGCTAATTGAACATCAATTTCAGGTATTCTGATTGAAGTATCAACAGCTCTGTCTGAGTTAGCCTGGAAATCACCTCTATCGTTATCTACTGGTTGCTTGTGATACAATACTGTTGCATCAATTGTACTAGTAGTAAAGTTAGAAGCAGTAACTACGAACGTTACAGCGTTTCCAGAAATAGTAGTTAATTCAGGGTGAGAAGTAATATCAGAAGAAGCAGAGAAGATTCTAAATGCTCTTGCTGCTAATTGATCGATATTATCTGATCCTGAGAATGTAGTAGTAAACGATTTAAACTGTCCAGGTTGGATATCGTTGTTGTATCCAATAGAGGCAGAAGTAGCAGCCGCTTGAGCAGTACCAGCAAACGCTTTCGAAGAAGAGTTGATAGTATACCCAAATTGACCTGCTCCATATAAACCGCCGCTAGGATCAACATCTACTCCAATTTTGGAGTTTGCAGTTGATACGTTACCGTACATATTTGCACCGTCAGCTCTTCCTCCTACTCCGTCTCCATATTTGAAGTCTAAGTAAAATACAAGTCCTGATGGTAGATTCATTGGTTGTACTGATACAAAGTCCTGTGCTACGATTTGAGCAAAGACTTTACGTACTAATGGTAGAGCAACACCTGCCCACTGCTCGCCGTCACCAGCAGAAAAAGATCCTCCTGATGTACCAACTGTGTTAGCTTCAGCAACGATTTGTTTAGCTTGGTTCTCAAGAATCATAGCCATGTTGTTTGCATGTCTTTCATCACTGATACCTTCTAACAAACCAGAAGCTTGCCACTTGTCAGCTAGTCTAGCAGCGTCAGCTTGTAAGCTTTTGTAAGTGTTTGAACTCTCTAATAGGTTTTTAATTTCCATGAGTTTTGTTATTATTTAATTATTCCAGCTAATTTTTGCATTCTACGAACAGCATCGGATACTTCTGAAATTACTTCTGGCTTACTTGCAGTAGTACCAGTAGCTTTAGAAGCCATTCCTTTGTGTTCTTTGATTGTAGTCTCTTTTTTAGTAACTATATTTTCACTAACAGTTTCAAATACTAATTTTACTTCTTTGACTGTTTCTGCTTTATCAAAAGCAGCAATAACGTTTACTTTTTGAGACTCTGTAAGGTTATTGGCCTTAAAGATCTTGTTTACGTAAAGAAGTTTACTATTTAAAATATTTACTTCGTTAAGATCCTTCTTAAGAGTTTCGATAGTTTTAACTGATTCTTTCAGGTCTTCTTCCAACTTAGCAACTCTGTTGACGTTGTAATCTTTACCATCTGATTCAGCATTGACTTGAGTAGAAGTATCTTCTTCCATAGCATCTTTATCTTTGCTATGTTTAGCTTCCATCTTATCATCTTTATCGTGTTTAGCCTCTTCCATTTCCTTTTCTTTATCACCTTCGGAAACAGCTTCTAGTTCTTGAAGTAATTCATCTAAATCGATTTCTTCTTCATCTTCGGCTGGTGCATCAGGAACTTCTAAATTATCCTCATCCCCCATACCTTCAATGTCTCCTGCGTCCATATCGTCTGCAGGTTCGCCGCCGCCCATTTCTGTGCTAATGATATCTCTGATTAAGTCTTTAAATTGATCAACTGTAAGGTCTCCTAATTCTTCGTCTCCATCAGCATCATCTTCGGCTCCATGATCTTCAGCTTCGTCTTCAGATTCTTCTGAATCATCCTCGGCCTCGTCTTCTTCAGCTTCGCCAACTGGTTCTACTTCTGATAGATCTTCCTCTACTGCTTCGTCTTTTTCGTCTTTATGAGCTTCGTCCATATCATCATCTTTAGCTTCATCCATGTCCTTATCCTTGTGAGCTTCGTCCATGTCTTTATCTTTATGAGCTTCGTCCATGTCCTTATCCTTGTGGGCCTCGTCCATGTCCTTGTCGTGATGCTTGGCTTCCTCTACTTCTTCTTCGACCTCGTTAGTTGCTACTTCATCGACTTCTTTGTCTTCCATCTCTTGAAGTTTAGCAGCTAACATGTCTTTTAGATGAGGAGTTAAAGTCTCTTCTAAAGCTTCTTTAGCGTTAGCAATAGCGGCTTCTCTTACAGATTTAGCTTCAGCAATAGCTTGCTTGAATAAATCTTTGTTTGCCATTATAAATTTTTTAGGTATTTCTACGATTATTTTAAATCGTAATAGAAAGTATTATTTATTGATACAGTATAAGTGACTGTATATTCGTATATAAATATATAAGAAAATAAAAAACCCGACAGAAAGTCGGGTCTTAAGTGTAGCGGTCTTAAATTCTTACGAATCTAATATATCTTTAATTTCGTTTTTGAATTTTTGTTCTTTAGTAAGCTTAGTTTCTTCTACGCCTTCTTCGTAGCCTCTACCTTTTTCTCTAGCTTGTCTTTTTACTGATGAAAAGTCTTTTGAGAAAGCATCCCAAGCTTTACAAAGTTTGTTGTCTTTATTAGCCTGGCAATATTCCATTGCTGATAATCCTCCTTTGACTGCTGCAAATAATCCAGCTCCATAAGTAGCTAAATATCCTAGTAGTGAAGGATTTTGCATTACCATATCTAAAATATCAGTTCCTTCTGTTAATTCTTCTTCTGGAATTACTGCTACTTCATCTTCTGATAGAGCAACTTCTTGCTCTTCCATTTTCTTATCGTCCTTTTTACCTTCGGCGATAAATTTTCTTAAGTCGAAATTGTTATAGTTGCTCATTTTGTTGTAAGTTATTTATATATAAATATGTATTTTTTTCGAAAAATTTTATGATCTTAATATATCGTTAATAATATTGTCTAAATTGGCATAAGGAGCTTGTTTACCTTTATTTTCTTGTAATGAAATTGGATTCATAAAAGCTCCATGAGTAGAGGGATTAGAAACAAAATCCCAGCATACTAATTCAAAGTCTGGTTGTACCTCTAATTGGCCTTCGTTGGTTTGTTGAACTGAACCTGTACCTCTTGATGATATACCAATAGTATGACCTGCTTTAATGATTTCTTTAACTATATTACCAGCTGGGGTATTTAATAGTTCTACACGTCCCATCAAGTCGTCTCCGTCCCAGTAAAGGTCTTTTACTATATGAGAAGCATTCTTGAGAGAGACTACCGGAGATTCAGGATGATCTAGTTCGCCGAAAGCATTACCATTCTTTACGAATTCATCCATATACTTCTTAGCTTCTCTTTCTAAAATTTCTTTTTTATAAACTCTACCGTTTTGATTTTCAGAAGAAGCTCTCTGCATAATACCTTCAACTTCGAAGACTCCAGGGCGTCCTTTCGCTTCTTTTAAGGTAGGTCTAAATGGCGTAACGTCTACTAATAATTGTGCCATATTTAAAAGTTTGGTGTGAATACTGTTGGTTTGGGTTCTTCTTCTATTTCTCCTGCTGCTCTAGCTTGTGCTACTATTTCAGGGTCAAGTCTTTTTGCTTTAGGTAATTGCAAATCTTTAGTAAAACCTTTCTTAGTTACTGGTCTTAGGTCTTGCATAAAAGCTGATTCAATAGCAGGACCTATAAATACTCCTACTTTTAAACCTTCATCATTCTCTATAGTATCCATACTATCGTAAATTTTTTGAATTTTATCTCTAGTTTTACTATAGAAAGATTCTACTTCAGTAACAATATTTTCTAACTGATTAACTACCTGTTGAGCTCCGGCAAATGATTGATATTCATCTCCAATAGAAGAAAGTCTATTAGTAGCTGCTTCATTAAGATTTTCAGTTAAACTTTTTTTTATAATAGATTTTATAGCTTCTTTTAATTGCTTTTCTTTTTCAGCTTGTTTTTCTTTAGCTATATCGTAAGTAGATTTTTTACCAGCTCGTTGGTCTTGATCGTGAGCTTTTTGCATTCTTTTCATTGCATAGCTCTCATCTTTACCCATAGCTTTTTTGATAGCTTTATCTTTAGCAGCCATATAATCGTCAGAGTCGATGTCTCCATCTCCGTCATGATCTTTGCCTTGCTTTTCTTCCATAGATTCAAAATCGTCAGGACCAATTCCGGGTAACTCTTTATCGTAATCTACTTTATCAGTTTCAATACCTCTGTTGTAGTATTGATAGTTTGCAGCAGCATATGCCTCAAATTCATCTTCTATATCAGCTCCATCTTTAAGATCTTGATAATGCATATCTAAGAAATCTTTGATAATATTATTAGATATTAAATCTTTATATTTAGATTTTAATACTCCTATAACTTTACCAAGCATAGCTTTTTTAGCATCTTCTGACATAGGTGGGTTAGGGTTAACTACTTCTTCAGTTTCTTCTTTCAAAGTAGCTTTTTTCATACCGTTAAAGGTATCTATATCTTTAGCTCCTCTTTTTACTTCTTTTTCTCTATCGTGCTTATCTACATTGTTAGATTCACCTGCCATTAAATTTAAGTAATGATTACAGTCTTTATCTAAATTTTCTTTAGCTTTTGCTTCAGCCTTATAGTAGTCTTCAACTTTGACATGCATGTGGGCCATAATGTCCATAGCTGCTAATTCAGCTCTAATACCTCTCTCTAAAGCATCTAGAGAATAATTTCTTTCAGGCCTATCATCATAAACTTTTTCTGCAGTAGGTTTTTCAACTTTAACTTCATACAGCATATTTCGATTTTTTAAAATCTGAACTGTAGAATCGAAGCTATCATATTGAGAAACATACATTGGATATTTTTGTCTCATTTGACGAACAAATTCAGACTTAGCCAACCTGCCCTCGGTTACGGCTCTGTATTTTTCTGTTACTGTTATAGTTCTCATAAATAATCAAATCCTTTAGTATGTGATGGTCGTTTAGGACGACTAACCTGTTTATATCCTTGTCTCTTTAACGTTTTAACTGCTCTGTTACTTTTACCAAAAGCAAACGGAGTAGCATAAGTTGCTCCTTTTCCAGGAGTAAATGAAGCGCCTCCAGAACCTACTGCATTAGCTTCATCTAATTCTTGCATTACTTCTCTAACTAAAGATACTAAGTCTGATCTTTTCATAGACTTCGAAGCTCATTAACTAGCTCATAGTATTGCATTAAATTAATAAGATGAGTATCTGAAATCTTCTCTTTAGAATCTAAAGGCCTGATTGCTTTTGATATTTCATCTAATTTAATTTTAATTACTTCATTTTTTACTTTTTTTGATAGTTTACTTACTATCTCAGAAAGTTTCTTTAATTCTTCATTAACTATATTATGAAGTCTTTTAGTCGAACTTACTGAAGTTATAAATTCTTTTAAAATATTTTTTTGTTCAGGAAGAAGATTTTTATAATTATCATTAAATTTTTCTAACAAAATTTTAAATGTAAGTAATCTTAAATCTTTATCGTATTTAGAATATTCCTCTATTAAAGTTTCTTTTACGTTTTCTTGATCCTGAGAAGCAGTAGTTAAATGCTCTAAAAGATTAGTTTTATAATCCACTAAAAACTGAGGATTAACTAAGCTTGAGTTATTCTGTGCTTCTAATAAGCAATACAGAGAAGCAAGAGGTTTATAGTCTCTAACTTGTATAGCGAAAAATTCGTCTATATTATAGCTTTCTTTAATATCTGATATTAAACTATACTTTTGATTCTTTAAAGTCTTTTGATTAAGCTTCCTTGAAATTTCAGTTATAGTTGAAAGAATAGCTTCAGCTTTATTTTGATTTACGCCACTGTTCTTAAGTATAAATTCATACAATTTGAACTCTTTACTTAAGCTAGATTTACCGGTAAAATGTTTTTTGAGAATTGCTAATGCAGGGCTATCTTTTTTAGATAGAGTATCTGCTGCTATTTGTTTAACTAGCAGTTCGAATATTAAACCAGTATTACGTAATTTAGAGTGCTTTATCTTCATTATATACGTTTACTATTATAAATATGTATTAATTACCTAAATCTTTTATATTGTCTTCTTTAAGTAAATCTGGTTCTTTTTCATCTTTTTTAGCAAAGACCATATCTTTTAAGGAATTTTCATTTTTATAATAAACCGCTTTGGTAGTAGAGTTTTCCATAACGTTTTCATTATCTGAAGGATATCCGCCATGCATACCGTGAATACCTAAAGGATCTCTACCTCCTAAACCGTCCTGAGTACCATAAATAGAAGCTTTTTCTCTAGGTCGACCACCTTCTGGGCCTGGTTCTCCATGACCTGGTATACTAGCAGGGTCCTCATAGCCTGCTGGTACATCTCCTTGTGAACCTCCTTTAGGTGTCGAAGTAGCCCTTCTACCGTACATTGAAGCTAAATCATGAGGAGTACCGTATGACATTCCAGACTTAGCAGGATCATTACCTTCACCTTCAATTTGAGTTAATCTAAATAGACGTTTAGAATCTTCTCTTACTAAGTCTCTTTCGTCAGTATATTGATCTTCAGATAAATCGAATAATTTTTCATAAATATAATCTGTAGAGAACATTTTAGATTCTTTCATTTGGGAAGCAAGATCTATCTTTTCTTTTAATAAAGCTACTTTTTCTTGTTCAAATATTATAGAAGGAGTTGTTAATTTAAGATCAAAGTTAGTTAAACTTTCTCCAGTAAATCCTTGAGAATATAAATGAACTAATGCTATTTTAGTAAGTTCAGATTCTAGTATTCTCTGTACTCTTTCAACTGTTCTAGCGAATCTAATATCTTCTGCAGCTAATGTTGCTTTACCCTGTAAGTCCCCTTCGTATCCAAAATAAGCTTTAGGTATCTTTAATGCTGCAAACATTTTAGCCTGTAGGTACTCTACATCTTTTGTACCATCGTATTCTAAACCTTTAGTAGTTTCTATTCTTGTAGAAGTATCTCCTCCTCTTACAGGAAGGTAAAAATCTTCCATTTGATTCTGTAAATTGAAACGTAAGTTATATTGACCATCTTGACCGACATAAGGAGTCTTTTTCATCTGATTTATGGTCTTCTGCATAAATTGCTCAACTTCGTTTGGAGGTATATTTCCTACGTTTATATAAAACATTCTCTTTTCTGGTGCACGCATTATTCTATGAATAAGCATTGCATCTTCCATTAAAGTAACTTGTTTAAAAATCTTTCTAGCAGGTTCTATATAAGATCTACCATAAGGTAAGTAGTTAGTATCTGATATTAATCTAAAATGAGCAATTTCGTAGTTATCAAAATTAATTACTTTTTTATCTCTTTTAGGTATATAGTTAGGATCTGCAGTTGCAGCTAATCCATCAGGATCTAATGTAAATGATACTTTAGTTGGTTCTTCAGGATCTATACCTTCATATCTTACCATATGATAAACTGTATAAGGTAGAACATTGTATACGCCGAACTTCTCTGCTATCTCTAGCTTTAGGAAAAAGTCTCCGTACTTACACATGTTCCTGGTCCACGACCATAAGTTAAATTCTATATTTAATATGTCGTAGAATAAATTGTATAATATTCTTTGAATATTTTCATCTGAAGATTGAACTGATAAAATTTCATTTTGATCATTTTTAACTGTAGCTTCGTCAGCTATAATATCTAATGCTGAGGCAATTATAGAATCAGTATCCATTGCTTCATAATCTGAATATAATTGAATCCTTAATGTTTGATAATTTAAGTTAGGATTAAATATATTTCTATTATTATAGATATAAAGTCTACTAAATCTATCTAATAGGGAGTTAGTTTGAAATCTACCAGAAGTTTGTATTTGATTTATATCGGCTACTTTAAGTTGATCTCCGCCGACGTTTCTCAGTACTACGTCAGTAGCGAAGACTCTTCTAAGTCTAGAAAAAAGTGAAGTATTAGCCATTAGGGTATATTTTTATATAAATAGTTTTATTTAAGTAACCAAGAAATATCCTCTTCGCCACCTTGTGTCTTTAAAAGATACGGATTATTTTCCGATCTACCAACAGTTGATATGATTGCTTTATTTTGAGCATTTAAGTTATTAAAGCTAGATAATTGTGCTCTGGCAAGGTCCATACCTTGCTGTCTTAGTCTTAATGCAGTATCCCTTATATATAGAGCAGTTGCAGCTGATATTACTAAATCATCGTTATAACCATCTTGAGCTTGAGCTTTACCATTTTTCCATATAAAAACTCTCATTTCTTCTAATAATCTTTTAGATTGGATAGTTACCGATTTATCTCTTACATACTCCATTAACTTAGCAATAACTAAAGGCCTTGTTCTTGCTGACATAGTGAATCCAGGTACTAATTGGTCTCTTTCGTATTTAGTCATATATGATTCTACAGTATCTAAATGATTTCTAGGAGAATAATATAAGTTCCTATATTCTCTTTCCATTACCTGCTCTATAGTAGCCCAACCTATATTAGCATTTTCAACTACTAACAATGCATCATTATACTCTGCAGCTATACCAACAAGTACATTACCGAAATCCTTAGGTGATAGTTTACCTTTATACTCAGCTACTTGAACGCATGACTCAATATCAAATATATGGAATGCTGAATAGTCGGTAGAGTCTCCTCTAGCGACGTCAGCTACTACCATATACGATTTAGAATAATCTACTCCTTCCCAAACCCATAAGTTACCATCAACTCCTCTTCTTTCTAAAGAATCTTTTAACCAAGTTTTTTCTATGAAGAGCATATCGTCTGGCTCAAATACTGTATCACCTGAAGCTAAGAAGTCGCAGTCACATTCTTGACCTGCCATACGAGGACCTAAGTCAGCATCTTGTTGTTCTCTCCATTTTTTATCTCTTTCAGGATGAACCGTCCATGGAAGTCTAATAGGTAAGAAACTATTTTCACCTGCTTCAGCTTTAGCCCATGTATGATGAAACCAATTACCAATACCATTAGGAGTAGATAGTGCCATACATTGACCACCTGTAGCTAACGTTTGTTGAGCAGCAGTAAAGGTTTCATCAATATTATCTATAAAAGCTGCCTCATCCATAAGGAGTAACGATACTGCTTCAGATCTTGCAGCATCTGGAGATGATGATTTAGCTTGTACTTTAGAACCATTTTTTAATCTTAACGATAATTTATTCTTCTCTACAGCAGGTAGTCTTAACCATTTAGGTAATTGATCATACATAAAAGTAACTTTAGTAACTAAGTTACGAGCTGTTGCTTGAGTAGTTGCTAAAGCTAATACGTTTTTATCTTTATGGAATAACATTAACCATAAACTGTATGCTGAAGCTAAAGTAGATATACCTAGCTGTCTAGACTTAAGAGTAATTAAATATTGATTGTCTCTAAATAAATGAAGTACTTTTTCTTGAAAAGGGTACAAAGCAAATAAAATCCTACCTCTTGTAGGATGCTGTATATAGCAGTACTTTCTCATAAAGTACGCCGGATCTTTAGCACACTTAATATACTCTTGTGCTATTATTTTTTTTATATCTTGTGCCATAACTAACTTATTTTGACATATACCGAAGAGATAGAACTTTTACTACCTGCATAAGATAATATGTCTGCCGATGCTTTTTTAACATCTTTAGCATTCCCAGTTTTGAAAGCATCTACAACTTCTAAAGCCTGATATTTTGAAACAATAAATTTTTTACTAATTTTATTTTCCATATCTTCTTTATCGTAATCAAGACCGGTATATTTTTTTAATAGGTAACTAAATCTTTCAACAAAACTATCTTCAAGATTATTGGCCATTGCTTTAGCATCAGCATTAGTTGGAATTGGACCAAGATTATGTTTATCTAAAAACATTTTCAATGGACCGCCACCAATCTTTCCTCCAGCTGCTTCAGTGCCTTTTATTTCACCTTGGAAACTACCAAAATCTCTCAACTGTATATAAGAGCCATCAGTAAAATAAATATAAGCATCAATAGACTTTGGGGATGCTTTATACTCGCCATTAAATGTACCGGGTGATTCTTGTTTGTCTAAATTAAATACTTGAGCGTTAGGTTTAGAACTTTTTTTAAGAGATATTCCAATCAAAGAATTACTTTTATATAAATCTATAAGTTGATTATTTAAATTGGTTAGATTAGTTTGAAATTCGATATCTAACACTGAGGAATCAACAGCCCATATATCTGCTGGGTTCCATTTATTATCATCTATTCTACCGAGGTTACCTTTTTTTCTAGCTATTTTCCAAGAATTATAAATCTTTTTTACAAAATCTGAACCTCTATGAAACTGAATATTCTTGTTCTTTACTACATCTAGTACTTTATTAGCAGTTAATACTAAAGGTTGAATCCAATCTTTTCTACTCTCTACGAATGATATTATTTCTTCTAAACTTGAAGTAGTAACTGTAAAGTTTTTAGCTTTAGTAAAATTTTCTTTTGTTAAATCTTTCTCATTTATTTTACTTCCTTTTACTCTAAATGCTATTGCATTTACTAAACATTGAGCAGATTCTTGAAGAGCAGTATTAAGAGACCCGGCTCCTGAGCCTTTTCCTCCTCCAAACTCAGAAGTTTTTGCTAACATAGAAGTGTTAATTGATTCACCTTCTTTATTAGTTAGTGTTACTTTGCCTTTGCTTTCATCCCAATTTTCTAGTTCGGCTACTTTTTCTCCATTTGGGTCATGGACTAAAAAAGTTTTTTCAGACTTAGCAAGTACTAATGGTTCGTTATTCTTTATTTTATTTATGAGGATATCAATTCTACGATAACCTTTATAATCTCCACTACTAGCATCTTTAGCAAGGTTGGAAGGAGATAATGTAGTCTCTGTTAATTTAAAACCAAAGATAGATTCAAAAACTTTAAGATCGTTTTCGTTATTGACGTCAGGGTATCCTTTTTCGGACATCCAAGCCCATTCTAGTATTGTTCTATCTATAAGACTCATATTATCCTTCTTCTCCTGCTTCGAAATCAATAGGTTCATCAGATAGGTCTTCACCTCCTTCAGCACCACCAATATCTCCACCGGCGTCGTCACCTCCTAGATCTTCTCCGCCTCCTGCAGCATCTCCACCAGGAAAGTCTCCTCCCCCGCCTCCGCCACCGGAATCAAATTCAGGAGTTTCTGCATCTTCTTCTCCTGCGCCAGACATAGGTGCTTCTTTATAAAGAATATTAAGTTTATCTAAAGCCTGTTGATAATCGCTTATTTTGTTTATTATGTACCTTTTACCCATTATTTGAGCTTCAAAAGTACTTCCTGTCCATTTTAAAATATAATCTTGTCCATTTTTGAGATTTACTCTAAAAGATGTAGGTCTTGGAGAGATCCAATCTACACTTTCTACAAACTCTTTAAAGTCTTCAGTTTGTAGTTTTATTATAGCAGATTTTAAAGTAGGAAATTTCGATAAAATTTGATCAGTAGCATCTTCCAATACAGGTCCAACATCTGATGCTGGTTCTTCTGGTGTTGGTTCTTCCTCTTCTATTAATTCATCTAATAGTGATTCCTTCATTAGATCTTTAAATCTTTTAGAAGGTAACATATCTTCAGGCTCTATGTAAGTTCTAGAACCTTTTGGATCTACATGAGGTCTTCCATAATCATCTTTATCGTCTGCTTCTTCTAAACCAGGAAAGTTACTCATGTTTTGTAAAAACTTGATTTTTTCTTCTTCATTTCCTGGTATATCGTCTTTAAAGTGTTTGATCATACCAGGGTCGTAATCTTTTTTAGGAAAGTACATAATAACATTTCCGTTACCATCATCGTCTACTATATCGGTAATTCTTGCATCAAAAAAAGTTTCTATAGTTTGAGCAAATGAATTTACTAGTGCTTTATTTCTTCTTGGAGCTTTAATATAGTAAAGATGATCTGGTGCTTCATTAAGCTCAAATAGGACATCTTGATATGCTTCAAGAATAATATTTTTTAGATGTGATTTTTTCATCTAGTCTTTACTTTTTTTCTTATATCCTTTATGCCAATGTTCGTTTGATGTTTTAATATCTAGCTCATTGACTGGAATATTTTTTACTGTTTTTCCGCTTTCAAATAAAACGTCATAATGAGTAACTACGTATTTACTTCCTTCCTTTACTAATGTATGTTTTTCAGGAATACAATCTCCTTTACCGTATTTTTCGTGAACTACTTTAGCAGCACAGTCATGAGCAAAACCAGGTCCTGCTTCATCTACATCTGCAACTTCTTGATCTGCTCCTGTCTTTTTAATTTTACTATGCATTTTAGCTTCGTAATCTTTCTTTTCTTGATTTAATTTTTTAACCTTAGAAATAAATCCTTTTCTTTTAGGATCATCTTGGGGTAATTTATTCATTGAAGGAGCTAACTTTTTGACTTTATCTATATCAGCTTGAATATCAGATAAGTCTCTTGCTTCGTTAGCTTTAGGATTAGGCTTTACTATTTTTGTATAAGCCATAGTCATTGGACTTTCTGATACTTCTTCTTCTAAGGCAAGTTGATCTAATGCTGGTTGCTTTTCTTCAAACTCTAAATAATGCTGTGCTTTAGAAATATACTCTCTAGCTAAAATTACTTTAGATTGCCACCAGTTAGGAAAGTCTACCTCACCGTCCATTTGATCATACTTATTCAATTGCTTATATAATTTAGCTGCATAAGTAGCAATGTCATACGCATATTGCTTTAACATATCTGGTTCATCGTCTGTATGTCCTACGTCCATATCATCCTCTCCACCATCTGGTTGAGGTGCTGGTTCTGCATCCATAGGTACCTCTTCTTCATTTTGAGTAGCTAAATCTTTTTCAGTTTGTATCATAGCCTGAATTTTTTTAATTTTATCCTGATCCGCAGGTGAAAGCCTACCCATTCTTTTTCTTTCCATATCCTCTTCGTCTCCTGGTTTCATCTCTGAAGTAAGTTTTACATTAACTCCGTCATCTGCTAAATCTTTAGCTTTTTTCTCATCATCGGTAGATACCATACCTTTATCGGCTTCCGCAAGTAGTTTAAGCTTGGCCTGTAATGATTCTTTTAATTCTTGTAGTTGGTTAATAGTATTGGGAACATTTATAGACTTATTGTTAGTAAAGGTATCGCTTTTTAAAGTTTGTAAAGCAGTCTGTACCTTATTAAGTCTATCTTGGACTTCTTGGTAGGTCATAGTTTAAAGGTTTATATACGTATATAAATAAATAGACTAATCGTCCCAAATAACGTTTTTAAACTTCTCAGGGGTTAACCCGAAAAAATCAGTCTTCCATTTACTTTGTTCAAAAAAATCTAAATTATACCATTGATCTTTAAGTTCAATGAGCTCTAAGGCTACTTTATCCCAGTCTAATTTAAGAACTAATTTTTCGATTTCTAACTTTTTTTCAATAACAGCATCATATTCAAATGCGTCCCATTCATAATGAAATACTTCAAATACATGATCTTTTGAAACATAATCGATAGAAATATCTATTCCCCATTTAGGCTTCATTTTAATTAACTTATAAAGCATTGGATTACTACTTTCAGCTACAGCATGTAACTGTTCTAAAGCTTGATCACTAAATCCTTTTCTTTCAAATAAGTCTGAATGGTTTATATGAGCTCCATTTCTTTTGTCCCATATAAACCAATCTTGTCTCAAACAATCTTCATGTCTTCTTTCGATTTGTTTGTATCCATTTCTAACTAAAAATGCTTGTTCAGCTTTAGTTAAATGGTAACCATTTTGATCGAATAGATCTACACAGTTAGGATCTTTAAGTATATTAACATCTTCTGTAGCATCTAAAAAATTAGGTTCTTTTTTTAAAAATGTATTTGCTACTTTCATATTGCTTTTTTACCTAGATGAGTTATTTTTATCTTATTATTATAATTATATTCTTTTCCAGTAAGTGAAAGTAAAATAGATCTTATAATATTTCTTTTTGTTACTTTTTTAATTTCAATTTTTATTCTCTTTTTATCGGGATTAAAAGTATTGCATTTAAAATAGTGATTTAAATTAACATCATCACTAACAATATCGTAATTTTTTACCACATTATAAACAGATTCATAACTTTTTTCAAAAAATTTTCTCATAAATGTTTGTTCAGCATCTACATGTACGTGAGGTATAAAAGTTCCATAGTTGGGTGAAATATAAATTTGAACTTTATAGTTTTTATAGTAAGCTTCTAATTCTCTATAAGAATGAAAAATTTGTTTGAAATCTATTTTTTTACCATTAGTATTAAACGTAATACATTCAAGTATTTTATTTTTATCAAATAAATCTATTACAACTTGTCTTCCTAATCCTGGATGTATATCCCATTTTTCAAAATAAGGATTCCAATGTACAGTTAAAGGTATATTAAAACTATTTTTATT